AATACCCTTACCAATATTGGTAACGCTGCCAAGGCTAAGAGTTAGAGCAGAACTGTCTATGTTAGCAGTCAAGTGCGTGGTGCGATCTTGACGCATTGTATAGCCGTTAAGATTTAGTAGAACTTCATCTACTAGATTGGCAAGGGTTGATGTCATTAGGAAGATATCCTTCTAAGAGCTTCGGGTGCAGCAAGACCGCTAGTTCCTGCTAACACATTACAAATACCTTGGATGTCAAGGAAAGTTTTAGGATCTGTTTTGCCAGCTTTGCGGTTAAGCGCACCCTGGACATCTAGACCAGTTGTGGTTGCCCATTGGTTAGCGGCTAGATTATCTGCTACAACATTGAGCGGAGTTCTATAGGTACCACCATTAGCAAGCCGATTCAACTCAGCAGTGAATGGTGATCCTGTATTTCCAACTGCCATTATCTAGCCTTTCTACTTACTGCTGCGTTATCTATTAAATTTGGATATGGTCTACCAGCAGCTTTGGCACGACGTTTCGCAGCAGCCTTCTGAGAGGCAGTTAGTTTCTTAGAACGTGTCTTAGGATTCTTCTTATCCCAGAAGGCTTTGCGTTTTTTCATTATGACTTAAAGTATCCTGGACCCGAAACTTTACCTTTTACAATTGGGCCTCGCGCTTTAAGCGCAGGAAGAATTCCTTCTTTTCTCCAGTTTACTTTCTTTGGCTTTGAAGCTGCCTTCTTAGTAGCAGCTTTCTTAGCTGGAGCTGCTTTACGTAGGCTTGGCTTCTGAATACGCTTATCAGCACGCTGACCTTGCGCTGCTGTAAGACGACGTGCTCCGTACATGCGCTTTACGCCTTCTACGAAGTCACCTGGAGTACTTGGACGAGCAGCCTTCTTAAGTGCTGCTTGCATTCCCATACCCTTGATTTTGTCGATTGTTCCTTGGGAAACCTTTATCCTCGCTTGAGGCGCTGGCTTCCTTGGTCCTCTTTTAATTGATGGCATTTTACCACTTCACCTTATCTGCCCAATATGCGGCACTCATTTTTCCTTTAGCGATGTTGCGCCTATGGCGAGCTTTAAAACTCTTGCGCTTCATCTTCATACGACGGGTTTCACCCGCTTTTGGCTTGCCAGCGGTGGAGGCACCTTGCTCGCCAAATCTAATTGTTTTTACCTGGCTACCTTGTTTGGCAACCACGATGTGTGATTTCTTAGGATGGTTGGGAGTACGCTTTGGCTTGTTGTAGCCAGAGACTCCTGCACGCGCTAAGCGTGAATCTCTAGTCTTTCTTTTTGCCATACTCGCCATACTTTCCAAGAACTGCTCTTACTGTGCCGTTCTTATTGAGCCGTACAACCATCCCGTCCTTTATCTGGACTGCATTGAATCCAAAATGACGCTTGTACTTTCCTGAGGACACTATATTGTGCCTTTGCCAAACTTAAATCCTGGAATCTTTGTAGGGTCCATTTCGCGGCCATTAATTTTAGTGTTTGGTTTGTACTTCTTGGTTTTTTTGGGTGCACGGTCACGAGCAGATGTACGACTTCTCTCTGCTTTTCCTGATAAAGTTTGAGCACCAAATTTTTCTAAAAGATATTTAATTTGACGATTTGCAGCACGATTATTTGGAAATCTTTTTTTCAAGTATGCAATTTCTCTATCTGCTGCTTTATTGCCAGTGACATATTTTATTCTTTTAGCCATTAGTATGCCTTACCCTTTATCATTCTTTTGTTGGTTTTCTTTGCGTACTTTTTAGCAGCAGCCTTACCTTTTGCAGTGTAAGGGAACTTCTTCTTTCCGACCTTTGGCATTAGATTAACCCTCCTGTTGAGTCGTCCGCTTTAAATGCTTTCCCTGCTCTATTACTTACCTCAACCGCAACCTTTATGTCTCTCATTCGAGTTGATGCTGGTTGAATTCCTTGTGCTCTGGCATCCCTGTATGCCTGTAGTTCCGCATCCCACTTCTTAGTGGACATAGGAACTCGCGTTGACGCTTCCCCTGCGTTCAGGTTTATACCTAGGATTTTGCATCCGAAGCAATCCTCAACATCTTCCGGGTGTGTCTGTCGATGTAACATTGTTCCCCTACTCAGTTTCTACTGTATACCCCGCTGCTTCTAGCGCTGCCTTTTCTGTAGCTGATACCTCATAACGGTGCCCACCCAAGTAATAAAGGTCAGCATTAGCCAAATCTTCAGCATACGGATAACGTTCTTGACGATAAACACCGCTCTCCTTTATGACAGTAATGCCACGTGGTAACTTGTACCTGTAGTGCAAAACATTGTCACCAGCAGGACCTTCTTCAACAGTTGGTGGTGTGAAGTAAAATGGCATTAAGTTCTCCTTTAGTGAACTCACCATCAGGCAGGGTTTCCCCTGCCCGACAGTCAATCAACTAACTAGGCGTTAGGACGGACAGACGATGCTGTCTCTACGCGCCATAGTGATTCGCCACGGTAGCGGTTCCAGCCAAGTACGCCGTACCATCCGATTGGACGGAGACGCATCAACTTGTCTGTAACAGGACCGATGACTGTGTGTGGCTCTTCTGCCACAGCTTCTGCAAGTGCTTGCTGACCCATGATAAAGGTCGAGTAAACACGGACCTGGGTTCCACCGGAACCAGAACCTGCCTGTGAGTTAGGTAGGCGTGGAGACTCAACGAAAGCAACGCCTTCGTAGGTTCCGAGCTCACCTGCGTAGATACCAGCGGTATCAACGTACTCGTGTGGCTGACGCCATCCAGCAGTTCCTGTTTCTGCACGAAGATCGTGTGAAACTTCTGGGTGGATAAAGGACGCATATAGCGATCCACGGCGTGGCACAACGTTTGCTGCGCGTAGCTTGGCTACTGCGTAGCGGATATCACGTGACTTGATTGTATCAGACGCGGTGATAGTTGTGATTGCTGCAGAGGTGGAAAGTGCTCCAGCGGACTCGCGGATTACTTGTGAACCACCATTTAGAACGTCACGTACAACAGTATCGAGCGAGTCGTTCATGTTGAATGCGACAATGTTCGCAAGAGCTGGCTCTACATCAGCGAGTGAGAAGAGATCCAACTTGCGGGTTGAAATGATTGAGTTACCGTACTCATTGAGAGTAACTGTGACCGTGCTGGTTGCAGGTACTGCAACTGCATCTGGATCGACAGTTTCTGTCAATGGTGAGGTAGCTACTGCGAGGTCATTGTAAAGTTGGAACAATACAGATGAACCTGCGTGTGATTGCATCGCTGGCTTCTTGTCGGCTACAGCGCGGAACGATGGTACAGAACGAAGAGCGAACTCAACGAGCTTATCGTACGCCTGTGTGACAAGGTTAGCACCAACGACAGAACCTGCTTGCCCTGCGGGCAGCGCAGCTGCTGTAAATAGATTGGCCATTTAGCCTAACCTTTCAGATAGATGTGGCTACGATTGTGAACCGTAGATAAGTTTGAGGATTTCATCCTCGGATCCAGCATTTGCAATTCGCATAGCTATATCTTCGGACTTATCGGGGGATAAAGCTCCGTGAGTAACAGAGTCCATTTGTCGCAAAGCTGCGACATCCTGCTGATCTACCTCAGCCTTTTCCGAAAGTTCAATACCGAATACATCGGCATTACTCTCGAGCCAGGTTGCGATGGCTTCTTCAGAAGCCTCAAGTTCAGAAGGAACGAATGCTGCTACCTTCGGATTTACACCACGGGATGCAAATACATCCTTTAAAATCCGCTCTCTTTGGGACTTACTCAATTCGCCTAGTGAGGCTTCGAGTTCTTTATTACGCTTCTGCTCAGACTTAAGTGCCTTACGAAGCTTCTTTACAAGATCCGTGTCAGAGGCATACGATTCTAGATCGTCGTCCTCTTCTTCGTCATCCCAGTAGTTATCGCGGTTGTTGCTCATTGCAACGTCTCCCATCATTAGTAGTTGTCATACGCCTCAATGTCAGTTGGGGAGCTAACATTGGCTCGTACTATCGGTCTGTACACCGCACGGGGCCGATCGATCCGTGTCGGGATTCTGTTATAGTATTCCGAGCGTTGTGCCGCGGAGTGTTGTGCCAGTCAAGCCAGACTGACCTCTAAAGGCTGATATCTCCTGCTCAGCGAGCTTCTTACGGCGTCTGGAGGCCATACCAAGGAACTGCTCAGCCTCTAGCTCAGTTTGGATCTGAGAGGCCTTTGCAGCGCCTTCTGTGAGGTTTCTCTCGTAGATGCCTGAAAGCTTTTCTGTAGGACGTAGTTGCTCTGCGATATTCTCATATCCAGTTCCAGCAGCCTGAGTTATCTGAGCCTCTGAGTAACCTAGAGCCGACAGACGTGCTGCCTGCTGCTTAGCAAAATCAGAATCCATCTCTATGCCAGTTTCCTGACCGGCACGGCGGATAGCCTCTGTGGAGAACACCGCAGTCTTACGACGGCTCTCAAGTTCTAGAGTCCCAATTTCTGGGTCTAGGAAGAAGTCAGTCAAGTCTGATGACGCGTTGATAAAACCTAGTTGCATCAGAGACTTAACATAGAAAGGATCTGCTGTAATAGCACGTAGGCGAGCAGCATTAGCGCGCTCATCTAGTTCTGCTACTGATACTTCATTCTGTAGATACTTTTGAATCGAACCATCTACACCCTCAGTAGTAAATTTAGGGCTAAGATTATAGCGAGAAGCAACCTGCTTGTACCCAAGAACTGTAGGAACCAAATCTTTTGGTAGTAGTTTCTTTGTTAACTTTTCGTTATAGATACCAAAGTCACGGTAGTATGGAGATTCGTACTCGGTATTATCTTTAGCCTTGTAAGTCTTGAGATAAAGATATTGATCTACCACATCGTTAATCTCATTAGGAGATGATGCGAACTTACCATCCTTGATGATAGCCCTAAAGTAGTTAACGCTATCTTCGACAGTTTTGTTTGGTAAGCCAGCAGCAAGAAGTTTAGCTTTTAGGATTAACCAAAGATTCTCAAATCGATCTGGTTTCGGTTCTTCTTCTGGATCTGGATCTGGATCTGGTTCTGTTACTGGTGGAAAATCTACTCCACCATCATCAAAGTTAGGACCGCTGTCGTAGTAGGTGGTAGGAGGAGGAGTTGTATCGCCACCAGGAGGTGGAGTTACATCGCTACCAGGAGGTGGCGTTACTTCTCCACCAGGAGGAGGAGTTAAATCTGGAATCTCAATTTTTGGTGGTATAGGAGTTGGCTCTGGAGTAACTTCGCTTGGCGGGGGTGTAACTATATCTCCACCGCTAGCTGCTGCAGCAGTAGCCGCGCCTGCCTTAACCGTACTGAGACCTCGTAAAGTTTTAATACGAAGAGCCTCATCTGCTTCGGCTTTCTTAGCTAAAGCAATAGCATCATCAACTTCTTTTTTAGTTGGAGCCTTAGTTTTAGTTGGAGTCTTAGCTGGAGCTTGAGGTTCTTCTTTTTTAACAGGAGTCTTAACTGTAGACTTAGGAAGATTACTAGGGCCAGGAGCTTCCTCCGCTCTTGGCTTTTGTGTAACCTTGATACCGGATTCAGTTTTAGCTGTGGTAACCTTGTTTTCTACAGCCTTGGTAATTTTAGCTACGGTTGAATTCTTAGCAGTACTTGCACCTAAATCTACGGCTTCTTGTACTTTAGTCTGATGTTGTTTTTGTAGTTTATCTAAAGTCTTTGCTTCAGACTTTGTTATAGGACCTTTTTCTACTATGGCATCGATTTTCTTTTCGATTGCCTTAGCATCCTTAATTTTTTCGCTTGCCTTGACAGCCTTAGGTACGGTTTCAACAACTTTAGCAACAGTCTGTGCTGTACGTATAGTTCTTCCGGCAACGGCAGTAGCGGCTATACCAATGGCATTACCAATAATTTCGATAGCATCAAAAGCATCAAAACGATCTTTAGGGGCTGGTTGTACCATTTTATCCGAGTCCTAACTTTGCGATAAGGGTATCGCCAATGGAGCTGAATGTTGAGTAAGCATCAGGGCTATTGTCCCAATCATTACTGCCACGCATAATCTCTAGGGACTCTAAATCGGTAGCAGTACGGAAGTTGCCCTTTTCATCTTTATAGTTAAGCATTTGCTTGATAACTTTATCGTTAGCTGTGTATTTCTTGCCAGTCATTCTTTCAGCGATAGAGATATAAGGCTTTGCAATATCACTTAGATTTTCGCCCTCAGCAAGAAGATCTGCTACACCAGGATTCAACTTGGCCGCCATATTACGAACCTTTTGAGTAGCCTCTGTAAGCTTCTGCTTAGATACTTCAGTATCGCCGGTTCCAATAATCTTCTTGACTATGGAAGCCATAGACTCAAACTCTGGTTCTGGTAGATTGTTATCCTTATAAACGTTACGGATTTCATCAAGCAACACTTTAGCTGCTCCACCAACTTCTTCTGTAATGGGTACGCCCATCTTCATAAGTTGTCTAGCAAGGAAATTATTTTGTTCTTCTGCGGTGAATCCTCTACCACTTGTGGTAGTAGTACTTTTCCCGGTCGTGCCCTTGCCGGTTGTGGTTGTAGTGCCAGCAGTTGTGACCGTGGCAGCTTCTTTCTTAGCCTGCTCATTGAACTTGTTCATAAAGTTCGTAATCTGCTTAGCGGATGGGTACTTGCCGTATGCTAGGTAGTAGCCTTTTGAGAACTCTGTCTTAGCATCAGTCTTATCAATCAGGTTGATGGCAGTACTGATACTCTTACTGAACTTAGTCTTAGTAAGTCCACCTTGCTTCTGTATATCCTCAAGGTAGGTAAAGTATTCAATACCGTTGATGCGTGATTCAACTACGGCTTCACGGAATGCTTGCGTATCTTCATAGCTAAAAGCACCTAAAGGACTAGTACCTTTTGACTTGCCAGAAGCGCGAAGTAGAGCCTGTAAATAGTTCAGGTTATTGCCAAATCCATCAGAACGTTGCTGGTTACGTAATCTATCAAGTTCTGCTGCTGCGATATTGCTGAAGGCAACAGGATCTGCAGTTGCTAGTGTTCTTGTATAGAATGAACCTTCTGCTCTAATTCTAGCAGCTAATTGAGCTGCCGCTGCTGCGTTAGCGTTAGCTGAAGCACCCAGGCCAGCATACGCGCTGGATTCACGGATTTGACGCTCACGCATCTGGTTATAGGTTTCTACCACGTCAGTCCTTTGCCTTCATAGTACCTGAGAATACACGATAAAACATTGGCGCAAATGCTGGGTTATCCAACATCAAACTATCAGCAAGCTCTTGAAGCTGTGCTCTCATTTGACTTGCATACCAATGTGAACTACCTAAATCTGGCTCTGGTGTAATACGAGTTTGCTTTAGTAGTTCAATAGCATTTGAGTAAGCTTCATAAAACTGTTTAGTTTCTTGATAAATTGGAGACATCTCAAATGCTGGTTCTTGTAAAGCTTTAGCTACATTAGCTATGCGCTCTTGATCCGTTCCTACATTTACAATAGATGCTGGAGCAGATCCACCAAATCTCTTATTTAGCCTATCTACTTCTTGGGCATACCAAACGTCTGAGTAACCCATAGTTGCTTGCATCTCAGAGATCTGAGACTTGGCCATCTTATAGACTAACTCTTCGGCAGCAGAAGCAATCTCTTCAGTTGTGAGAGCCTCACGACGTCCTGATAGTCTCTGCCAAGCGTAGTATGCTGTAGCGCCTTCTCCACCAGGGAAGAAGAATGGAACAATATCGCCATTTTTTGTAGCATACTTATCAGCCATATCTGGATTCATATTCAAGAATGTCCAGGCATCTTTAGTACCAGTAACAGTACGTGTAGATCCACCTAGGATAGCAAGCAAGTTTTTCTCGCCAAACTCAGTGGAGAACTCATGAACTGCTGCAAAGTAATCACCAGGATGTTTGCGGCTAATCTGATCCCATGCGTTATAGAGCATAGTCATGCTAGCAAAATCAACCTTCTTGTCATTAGGAATCTTAGCAAAGACTTCCTGAGAAGGTGTTGCTGGCGCGATGCTTTGGAATAGTGCTGTTAGAAGCCCTACTCCACGAGACATAGATTCAGCATCTTTAAATAACTGATTACGAGCCGCATCATCGGCAAGGGGGTTATCTCCATACTCACCAGTAGAAGCTAAGTACGATGCCCAATCTTTTACGCCACGTTCGACTGTTTTTTGATCACCTATCCAATATAAGAATGTTTTACTCAGCCAAGATGGTAATAAAGATTCAATCGGTTTATCTGTAACACCAAATGGTATTACTATTCCACGAAGTGTATCCCATACAGGTCCGAATGCTGCAGACTTACCGCTTGCTTGATACAAGAACTGTCCAGCAGGTCCAATTCCTGGAACTCCAGGATTTACGTTACCAAATGCAAGGTTAAGTGATTGTACTGGGGCAGTAAGCTGTAAAGCTTCGGTAGAATCTAGATTCTTACCTACAAGGCCACCAATGAAGCTTCCGGCAATTGGATAGCGAAAACGCTTCTCACCGAACTCATCTTCGTAAATAAAGCCCTGTCCCTCATCGTACTTAACCCCTGTGATATCGTAGATAGCACTAGATCCCTCTTGAGTTGCAGCATTGAAAGCACGACCCAGTTTATAGAAATTAACTGGATTTTCTACAAATAATTTACCCCATACGCGCATAGTGTTTAACTGTGCTTGTACGAAAGGAAATATTAAACGCATAGCCTGAGCAGACTGAAGCTGCTTGGAAGCATCGTAGAATAAATCACGAGTATACTTAGCTCCGGCCTTAGAGGCCATAGAGTTAAGTTGCTGCAGGGTTAGACCGGCTTCATCTACATACTTGCCAGTACTACGCTTTTTGAGTTCACGTTCAATAATACGGATAGTTTGATGCTTACGTCCAACCGGACGCTTGCCACCTATTTTGATTGGTGCTAAGGTATCGAGTGAACTCTTGTAAAGTTTCTTTAGGTCTTTAGTGTCAAGCATTGTAGCATAACGACCTACGTGATCCCAATAAGCCATACGGAATTCAGGACCAAAGTTAGCAAGATTTTCAAATTTAGTGCTTAATTGGAAGAACCAATCTACACCTTTAGCCCACATCTTAGGTTCTCTATCCGCAAAACGCTTTTTAGTCCCAATCAAAGCAGTCGCTTCTGGCATATCTTCGCGGCGAAAGAATGATGATAGAGATGATTTAAAAGCTGTCTCCGCATCGGACATTTCTTCAGCAGCTCTTTGCTTGCTATATTTTGGAATAGCTATATCAAAAGTTTTATTACCTTGGGTTACAGTAACTTTACCATTAGCAAGAATATCTCTGATGTACTCAGCCTTTGGCCCCTTACCACTAATAGACATAATAGCATACTCAAGAGAAGCGGTATCGTCCTTACTAAACAAGTAACTTCTAACATTCTCTATATTAATATTATCTTTAGAGAAAGGCTTAGAAGAATCTTTTAAGATAATAAGATCAAAGTCAGATACCCTACGTCCACCAAGATCTCGGCTAATGCGAGATCCATTATGAACCTGCTTTAGGATCTCTAGACCTTTCTTGTTTTCGGTAAGATACTTAAGAAGATCATCTTGCAACTCAGGAGTTCTAGCTCTAGCCACAAGTGGGATCAAATCATCTGTATAGAAGCGGATTAGAGTTGTAGCAAGTCCCTTATAGTATGATTCGTGGGTGCTATCAATTACTTCGTATATCTTGCCAACGAAGGCAGTACGTGGATCTCCAGAAGATAGACTTCTGCTTATCATTGTGAAGTAATCTTCAATGGCATCAGTAAATTTAGCATCCATAGCTTCATCTTTGAAGTTGGTTCCAAAGAGATCATTCTGGTATTTACCAATACGAGCAGCTAATTGCTGCATCTTTGTACCTTTAGGATTAGCCATAGCCATAGCCATGTATCCAATAGGGTGATTAAAGATACTCTCATGACCAGCAAAGAACTGACGGAACTGCATCTCGCCAACGTTACGTAGTATGTAAGACACACGGAATGCTAGCTGTGCTGTTCTCCAGTAGTCACCTATATCATTAGCAAATACGCCAATTGCTTTGGCTTTACCAAATACAGCTGTATTTTTATTGTATTTATTGATAGCTTCTACAATAGGACGAGTATCAAGAAGTTGAATTGCATCGTCCATAAACTGATGAGGATAGTTAGCGCCAGTCATTGGTAATTGCACACCATCACTAAGCATAAGAGTAGGATTACTACCATCTGCTAGTTTAGCTACATTGTACCTTTGAATAATGGCTTTATCTTTACCGGCCACTTTAAGTGCGGCCTCAAGAGCTTTGGCTAAATCAGGATCCCCTTTGCCATAGCGAGTTACTAAAGCTTCTTGAACATCTTTCATCCCGTCCATAATGATTCTAGAACGAGCAGTATAATCTTGTTCACGAATTACTTTATTGATTAAATTATCAACTAAGTCTTGAGGAACTTTTGCTGTAGTAAACCAGTCATTTAATCCGCGAGTCAAACGATCTAAATCGCCTAAAGGAAGGATAGTAGAGCGTACGTATACGTCACTTAAAGCTTTTTGTGCTTTTTCCATGAAGGCTACAGCCTTAAGATTCACAGGCTCAGCAAGCTTTACTAAAGGATTCTTGCTATTCAAAGCAAGTTCTGTACGCAGCAACAAGCCACGAGCGAGTTGTGGATCTGTTTCAGGAGATGCTAGGTGGCGTAACATTACGCGAATAACATCTTCAACTGTGCCAGCCTGAGCTAATTCATCAGCAATTTCAATATCCAACTTGCGTCCGAATAGACGATCAATACGCATGGTATTGGTTTCTTTAGCTACAATCTCAGCAACAGCTAAGAATCTCTTGCCAAAAAGATACTTCATAGCCTTAGTGGCATCTTTGCTTAGACCGCCACCAAAAGAATCTACTAACCCAATCTCAGAACGGATTAATTCTTTAGCATAACGGGTCTCATCTATGACTGTATCAAGATCCAATACTTTAGAAATTCCAATATTATCTGGATCATTTAGCATCAACCGCATTAGGTCTGGATCTTTTGCTACTAATTCACGTAGCTTTTCGGCATCGTTAATGCTGTTATTTATCTGATCTAAACCACGTTGTGCGTCATCTAAAGCCTTTTGGCTATCTAAAAGTACCTTGTCGGCTCTCTCAATTACGCTTCCTACCTTAAGCATAGCGGCAGGTGCATTCTCTGCAGACTCTGCTAGTACTTCGCTTACGCGTACTTTACGAGCAGCCAATAAATCATAGTTAGTAATAGCAAAACCACCATTACCACCAAAGATAGCTCTGACATTAGCAAAGCCATCGGCTTTCCAAACGTTCTCAATTTGATCGGTAAGCAATTGAACCGCTTGTGGGTTCTTTGAGGCTGCTATTCTGCCGATTAAAACTCCTAGACCTTCAGGTTGCCCTGTGCCTAGTAGCCCATCTACAGTCTTTAACAATTCATCTGCGTTATCAGCAAGACCCTTGAATGCTAAACGTGTATCTTTAGGTAGATTGCCATCAATTGCAGAGTTTCTAATAAAGTTAATTAGCTCAGTACGGCGCTTGATTTCTTCCGTAACGGCCTTCTTGCTAGCTGTAGCAAAGTCAGCAGATAAATCAACAAGATTAGCAATCTTATCGCCAGCAAGTTGCGCTACGAATTCTTCGTTACCACGAGCAGCATAAGCAAGAGCTCCGGCTTCTGGTAACTCATCTAAGTAAATAGCAGCAGGAAAGGCCTTACCCGTATTCATGAAGTCAGCAGATAGTTTGCCAAGTGTATCGACAACTTCTTGCTGTTTTCCGGTGTTCATAGATTCAAATATGAACTGTCCGACTCTCTGATCATCTAAAGGAATACCTTCAGGACCAGCTATGTTGGCGCGATTCCTGCGATCGGCAGCAAAACGTTTAGCAGCAACTGTGTAATCTGCTGTTACTCTAGCCTGTTGAGCCTTCTGATAGTCAGACTCAGCCTTCATATAAGTGTTCTCGGCTTGGCGAGAAATTTGTTTTTCAGCTTTTGTACGTTCTTTTAAAAGTTTCTTTTCTTCTTTGGTAAGACGTGTTGCTTCTTTCAGGCGATTAGCTTCTTTTTCAAGCTCACGAGCAGCAGCCGCTTTACCAGCTTTGAGTTCCTTACCAGCACGTCCAATTTTAGTAATAGCACCTGGTCCAAGCCAGATAGTAGGATCTAGTGCTATGTTAAGAGTAGCATCAATAATGCCAGACATGACTTTGTACTGTGTACTGTTTGGATCTGAGCCAACAGTTTTAAGAGCAGCCCTACCGAGGGTAAATGATTTACCGTTGATTAAGCCGTATGTGCCCATAGCTTTAGCTTGAGCCTTTTGAACTTTAGAATCTGCCCCAATAAAGAATCCAGAACCAGTTTTTACATTAGTTGGATTAGCAAGGAATGAACGAGTTAGTTGCCCTAACTGTGTTTCCTCAGCAAATAGACCAAGAGGAGAGATATCTTCTGCAAATTCAGAAAAACTTGGCTTCTTTTCTTGCGAAGCAAGAGCGTAAGCATTACGACCTACGTTAGTTACATACTCGTAAGGTGCGCGAAGTAGCGCAAACGCTGTACGGCTTGTACCTTTTAGACCACTGTAGGCTACATCTAGTACATCTTGTAGTAAATTCTTATCATTATCAATAGCAGACTTGATATTCTTAGTATTGAGCAAGTCTTGCTTTAGTTGCGCCAACCCATCTGCTGATGCAAGTTTATCAACTCCAGGTGTATTTGGCTTTAGACCGAGTTTTACTGCGGTCATGATAAAGTCTTTACTCTGGTTAGGATATTTATTTATCCAGTTATTAAAGTTTTCGTACTGGGTAGGGCTAAGTTGAGCCATCTCAGTACTAATAACTCGGTCAAGTTGAGTCTGAACATTATCAAAAATGCCAGTAACTTTAACCTTACTGTTTTTCGCGGGATTCCACGCGTCAAGTGGTGAAGCCACTAGCGACCTTCTTCTTCAAACGCTTCCACGATTCGGCGCATTTGCGGTGTTGGGTTAGCCATGTACATCGCTCTAGCAAATGCTGCGATTTGATCAGGAGCATCAATAGGAGTCATGAGAACTTCTGGACCAGCACCATCACTTGTGCCACCAGCTCCAGTAGAAGTTAGTTCTCCTGGGCGTCTTGTTCCTTCAAATGCTCCTACTGTGGGTATACTACGTCCCGTAGTTAGAGAACTATCTGCACTAACAGCAGAAGCTGTAGTTGCCATACCAGCTGCTCCAGCAATCTGACTTAATTCAGCGCGTTCTCCACGTGGTCCACCAACAGATTCTTGGATCTTAGCTTCACGCTGTACGCGTTGAGCTCTGTCAAGATCGGTACGGCGAGCACCTTTGCCTACGCCTGATACTCTCATACCCTCTGCCATTTAAGATCCTATTCTTCGTACTTATCAAAATACATTTTCTCATCGAGTGCTTGCTGTAACATGCCTCGATATTTCCATGGAGAACTAACTCCATCACTCCATCCAAAGAGTGTGTATCCCTCCTGTGGTGTCATCCATTCAGTAACGATGAACCATCCAGTAGGAACGTATCCTGTTAATTCTTTTCGCTCTACAAGTTTCGATAAGAAATCATTTATCGGTTGTGCGAATTCGTCCCCTTGCATTTATCAACCACCTAACCCCGCTAAGATACTTGCTAGGTCTGGAGCTGATTGAGGGGTTCCAGCGGAGGCTTGTCCAGGAGTGGCTGGGGACGGGGGAGCCTGCTCAACTGGGGCCTGTTGACCCGCCGGAACCATCTGTTCCTGCTCTGGTGCTTGTGGGGGTGTGAATACCGCCAGAGCAGCAGCTTCAATGCTGTCCCCTTTACGCCTACGTTCAATAACGTCGGCAATCTTTTGTATAATCTGTGAAGGATCTTGTCCTTGCGCAGCCATCGCAGGAATTGCTTGAGCGCTTGCTGTAATAGCAGCTGTTAAGTTATCACGCATCTTTTCAATCTCAATGCGTTCTGCTTCCTGTGTAACGTTAAGACTCCAGTTCAATTCACGACGAACGAAGTCTTTAGATACTAGATCTGCTCCCAATGCTTGAAGTGAGAAAATCAGAGCGCGCGATGGGTCAAGACCAGCCATCAAGCCGTAGCGAACCTCAATAGTGGTATCGCCTTTAATATCCTTGCTTGGCATGTACTTTAACTCGTACGGAGTACCCTGTGCTACACCTCTGACACTCTTCTCTTCATTGAAGAGCATTTCATCCATCTCGAAGCATAGGGCGATGATTTCCTCGAATGTCTCAGCAAGGATGATTTGACCAGCCTTGATTTGAGAATCGAACGCTCCGAGAAGTGCCTGGACACCTTGACCAGTAATGATACTGGCGTCAATGTTCCCAGTTCTACCTTCAGGATAACGAGAGCCAAGTCTAAGTTCAGACTGTAATGCTGCTTGCTCCTGAAATGCTGCTGCTGGTACGTCCAAACGAACTCTGCCAACACCTTGTGGTTGAGATGTTTGGATAACTGCATCTGGTCCCATAGGCATATCCATCACGTCGTTTGGAACAACGAGTGGAGCCTGGATTGACTTTTCTGCAGCTTCCATAGCTAAGTTAGCAAAGCGTGCACGAGCTAACTGGACGTACAAGACATCATCAAATTGTCCACGAGCTTCATCGTCAATACCAGGACGACGAGCAATTCGTACAGTCATCTTACCCGTTAAGTTACGAGCATAGTTCAAAACTAAATTTCCACGGCTAGGTACAAACAGAACAGTTACGTTCTTGTCTGTATAGCGGATCATCTCTATAAGAGCATTAGTATTTTGGTTATATCCGAGTTTACCCAGAAGCTCCCCCGTGTGCTCTGGGTACTCGTTAGCCAATTCGCCAATTGTTTTCATGTATCGTTTGGCGTACGCCACGCAGCGTCCGAAGCGGTCAAATTCTGGGTAAGCTCCCATTGGATCTTCGACGCGAATGCGTGGCAAATTTGTTTCAAAGTCTGGTTCTACATGGATAGGCAAGAAGCCGTATGTAAAGTACCAGTCAGCACCCCAGTACATTTGTGACTGTAGGCGAGAAGTATAAACATAGTTGTTAGCAATCATTGATCGCTTATCAGCAAAAGCTCTAGCACGATCAGAAGTTGAGTTACTTGTAGAGCAGTTGAAAGAAGGAAGTGGAGCTAGTACCTCAGCTAAATCACGTGCCGCAACATCGACAAAGTTCGCAACCATGGCACTTGACATGCCCTCTGGAAATAGGTCAGGGAATACCTCGACCATACGACCTTTACGCACAGCAAGAATATCAGCCATACGAGAATCGCGTTCACGATTCCGTTCTTTCATATTCTCGACGCGCCGTGCGATCGAATCGATATCTAACATCATTATCCTATTCGTAGTGAGACGAGTACTCGTTTAGGTTTACCGAGTAGCGATTCTCCATCTGCCTTGGGGTAACCCATTTGTTTCTTAGGTGAGTCTGGTTTATACGCGAGTTCTGAATTACTTCTCTTGCTCGCAGTTCACAGAACCAGAGAGCCATCACGCAGTCTGTAGGACCACGAGTGTCTGCTTTCCAGGTTATGAGTTGTTGGATCAAAGACTTAACGCCTTCAGATCCATCTTGGCTAGGTAGCTCTATTAGGTTATCGTCTTGGTGAGTATTGTTACGTACTGTACCAAACAAGCCTGACATAGCTGCCACGCCGAAAGAAGCGTCCCACTTATTCTTACCAGTAAACTGGCTAGAAAACTTCACGCCATGAGAGGCGAGATACGATCTGAGGTCGTCATCTAAAGCGTAATGCTTCTGATGAGCGTTGATCTCGATGCGTAATTCTTGAGGTTGGTACTTGTCAACCCATGCTTCGATGAGTTGCTGTACCTTCTGAGGGGTGGGATCCTTCATGTTCTCGACATCAAGTATCCAGCGCTCGCGTGTGGTACGATCTACAGTCATTATTACAGCTGCAGTATTACCAGTCATAGCAGGGTCTAGCCCCATAATGGTATACCAGTTACCAGGTTCGCTAGGGTGACCAGGAACTCCTGGCTTTAGAGGACCCCTTTTGCGCATCCGGTTGATTGAACCTTGAACCGCGACAGGCGGAAATACCGAATCCTCTTGGACATCTTGTTGTTGGTAGACAAGAGCCCAAGCAGAAGGGCTGACCTCGCTACGTCTCCTAAATAATGCGGGCCCATCCCATTTAGGATATAGACCGTTTTCATCGGGAACGATGCCTTCATCAGAACCTTCCCACGGAATATGGGATTTGGGCCACAAGGTAACCCATTGTTCGGGATCTTCATAAAGCTCCAATACTGCTGGCATCGCAAAATAAGTAAACGGAGTCTTACCACCAACCCAATGCTCTGGGTTACGGATCTCCCGGTATAGATCGTTAGCCGCTATACGGGTTCCTACAATCAAAAGCTTTCCATTATCGCCAAGACGGGTTACAACATCTCGTTGTAGCCACAGAAGTTGCTTTTCCCACTCATGAGCATTCGAAGTGGTCACAACGTCGTCTAGGATAATCAGGTTAGAACGGGCACCTGTAATCTGACCACCAATACCCAGAGCCTGTACGGTTGGGTCTTTTTCGGTGGAGTCACGGCTGAGGTAGATCCTGTCAGCTTTCCAGGTGTCAGCATCCTCTTTCCAGCCACCAGTAGATCCATAGACGGCTTGCATCTTGGACCAGCGCTCATGGCTCAGGCGTTGCTTGATGGAGTAGAGATACTCCTTAGCACGCTCCTGGGTTTTAGAGACAATCGTAATCTTGACATTGGGATCCATGGCAATCCGGTAGACACAGTAGTTGACTGTGATGACGGTTGACTTGGCGTGCTCAGGTGGCACATTGATCAGAAGTCTTTTAGAGCTAGCAGGCTCATAAGTCATAGCTTGGTGGAGCCAGGAGGGTTCACGTCCCTCTAGTACATCGATCCAAGCACGATGGTGCTCAAAGATCGGGCTATCTAGGAACTCTTTAGAGAACTCCTCAAAGCCTATTTTGTACTTAGCATCCCCAGTAACTATACTCAGGGTTTTCTCACCTTCGGCCTTAGCTGCCTCAAGGTCTGCCATGAACCTGGAGTCTTTCCTCCAGTCCTTCATGACATCAGGTTTGCGATCAGCCTTCAGGATTGCGTCTTGAAGGGATAGTCCTTGCCTAACAAAGTCTAAAACTTTAGCCTTAGCTTGAGCTAGCTTGGCTACATTATGGTGTTCTTTGCCACCTTTGGCAGCCATATAAAACCTCCAATATATCCCCCCTTCGTTCGGCGCTCCCAAAGAGCGCCTCACTACCCCCCTTGCGAGGCAGGCAACAAGCCTGCCGAGCTGGTAAACTCGCTAGGGACGTCCGCTCGTTTACCCTACATATATACTAACCCGTTCAAATACCAAAACCGAACGCTGTGACTTTTATAAATTACATAAATACCCCTCTGATCTGCGGTTTTATGCCTAAATACTGGTAAAATATTTTTGGCGGATAGTGTAGTATTTAGCGCGCCAGCGCTATAACAACCGGGGTCGCGCCATGCGCGACACGTGTTGGCGGGGGTCTGGGGGCGTGCCCCCAGCGGGGTCTGGGGCAGAGCCCCAGCGCGATTTTTCGCGCATAAAAAGACCCCCACGCGGGGTTAGCGCGTAGGGGTCGGGTTTGTGTTGGGCGACTACTTGCCCGCGTTGAGTAGCGCCTCGAGTAGCGCGCGCACTTGGTCGGGGTCAATTCCCTTCGAGGTCGCG